TCTCTAATTTCTGTTAATCCTGATTTAGTTTTCTTATCAAAATAAACTTCGGCTTCATCAGTTTTAGGAAAATACGCATAATATGGTAACCTCAATGTATTTTCGGTTCCTGATACTGTTGATGATAGGGTATAACCACCTATAGGTTGTGTTGGTGATTCTGTAAATGGGGTTCCATCATAACAAGGTATACCATAATTAAAACCACCGTTATATCCTGTTTTAGAATCATTTAAAAATCTATCCGAATTATCACACGTAAAATTTGATGGATAATCGATTGATGGTTGATTGTAATCCACTCCAATTTCACCCCATATCCTAGTAAATGTTGCACCTGTAAAAGGGTCCTCATCATAAAACTTATCATATTTTGAACAACCTTCTTCTATTGTTATCTCTGTTGAAGTGACTCCAGTTCTGAATTGATTTCTATCATATATTCTGGCAACTGCATATAAATCTATGATATTATTTGGTTCTGTTCTGTAATCAATTCCACCGTATTTTGCCCAGTCATCATATGGAATTCTAATCATTGGAACATTATTATATGTTTCTCCAGTATAATATGAATTCCATTGTGGTATACCGTTATATCCTGAAGTACTACCAGATATGTAAAGAATTCTATTAAATGTTTCCAAATATGTATTTGGTCCACAATTATAATATTGAAAATTATATTCATTACAAGATGTTCCTCCAGATGTAAGTGTAATTGTCTGTTCATATGAACCTCCACAATAGAATCTATCAACTAAAATTTTTACTATTATAGTTTCATCAGGTGTTATATTTGCCCCAACATTGTTTACATAACAAACTTTATATGAATAATTACCTATTGTTGTTGACCCACTTATGCTGTTTCCAACATTAGTTACTCCAGTAACTGAATCAATTTGAAAATAAAAATGTAATGGTTCAACATAATCTACGCCAATATCAAATATGGTATACATAGAAGTGAAAACATCTGTTGTTGGTTCACTACCAACAAGTGGAAATATGTTCGCAGCAAATCTATTGTTTGGTGTAAGTGGTAAGGATGGTAATGTGTATGTATGTAATAAAGTTAATTGATTTTCTGTAATACCAGTTGCTTCAACTTCTTTTGCTGCGTCATTAGGGAAATTAAATGGTAGAAATGTCGAACCAGTTGAAGTACTACTATTTAACCAATTAGGTGTTTGTCCTGAGAGATATATTAAATTTATAAAATCTGCAGATGGTACTACTTTTAATTTTATTTCAGCGCTTCGATAATATAATTTAGATAAATCTTCAAAAATTTTTGGTTCTACATTTTCATCATCCGTTGTACAATCTTCACAATCAGGATATATTGTTAGTGGTAAAATTTTTTGTCCACTTTCCATTATTCTAAAAGCACCCAGCACAACTCTTTCGGCTGCTTTGTTATTAATGTTTCCAAGAACAAATCCAAATTTGACTAAAAATCTACCTAATGCTTCATAAACAGATACTGTAATAATTGTACTAATATATTCAATAAACAAAAGTATTCGTGATATAATTAATGAAATTTTTTGTCTATTTCTAAATGCAAAATTTGTTGGAAAATAATTTGTACTAGACGCACAATCATTTTCAACATTTGGTCTAATTTCTTTTATACCTAAAAAAGAATCGTTTCTTTTTTTTCCATCAGATGTTTGGAAGTGTGATCCTTGGAAAGATGATATTGTATAAACTTTACCATAAATAAATTTATAAAAATAATCTTCAGGTATCCCATCATTATTCGTTCCTAAAATTAAATCTAATTTATGATTTTTTTCTAAGTCACCATAACCAGTGTTATCTAAAGTTGCGGTATTTTCTGGTGGTGTTACCTTGATGTAGTCTTCAAAAACATCTGAAAATCTATAAGAAGATAAAATGGATTCATAATATTCTGGATATGGGATTGATATGTTATTAAATGGTGAACCATATTCAATTGGATAAAATTCTCTAATATTTGGAACAAGATATTTTGCGGTTGATACTAATCTATCATTAAATTCAAGTCCAAATCTAAATCTTGCTGTTGATGTTGTAGCAACACCTTTATTTGGGTCGTTGGATATTTCTTCTTCACCAAAATCATTTGTGTAAACATAATCCATGTTCATAGGTAAGACAACCATTGCCACCCCATTCTCATCAATTGTCTCCTTTATATTATAATACTCTAATTCGGGATACAATGTTACACCGTCTGAACCAATTACTTTTTTACCAGTAAATCGGACACATTCAACTTTACCTTCTAATGTTTGTAAATTACATTTATATCCTTGTTCTTTCATTAACCTACCATTTCTTTTTATTGCGGTGGCATTATCATCAGTAATTGATGATGCTAATATTAATGTAATTGGTTCTATTTTAATCCCTTTTTCACTTAAATCAAAATCAGTTCTTGTTATTGCTATCTCACATATTTCGGGATTTCCCCAAAATGGAAATACTTCAATTGTCTTATCAAATGAAACTATTTGTGGTAATCCATCAATATCATTACTTGATTTAAACTTATAAAATCTTTCAAATTTATCTTGACCAACGCCTTGTATTATAAAATCGTATGGTCTTAATGAAAAACAACCCATGTCAGATAAATCCAAATCAACATGAATATTTTGAGTACCTATTGGTACTCCCCAAATCATAAAGTCACCAGAACTATTTGTTTTTACTGTATAGTTGTAATATTTTTCATAAACTTCCAAAACCTCTTCTCGACTTATTATATCACTTTGGTCTGGAAATGTACCTGTTGGAGAATGTCCACTATGTTGTTGTCTAGATGGTAATAGATTATATCTATAATTGTCTTCATTTCTATCTGAAACCAATTTATATGGATATAAAGCAGATAATACCGGGTCATCTAAATCATCATCAGATACTGGAACAAAAATTGAAACTTTAACATTTGGGACTCCAAGACCGTTATTTGCGGTTATTCTACCACAAACAACTCCATAATCAGCACATAAAGATGTATAGGTCTCTTTTTGTGTGAACTTTAATGATAATATTTCGAGTAAGTCGTAATCTTGTTTTAGTTCAACAACAATTTTTTGATCCTTATATAGATTAGTTAAAATTCTATGTTTTTGTATCATTCTTATAATAAATAGAAACTAGATGGTTTTCTATTATTATAAATAAAAATCATTTTAAAATGTAGTTGAAGTTGGGGTTTTAAGTCTTATTTTAATGTCTTTATTAGGGAATCTAATTTGGAAAATCTGATTTGATTTCATATATATTGTCATATCAGATTGTTGAATTTGTTTAGTTAATGGGTCAGAATATGGTTGTGAAACTTCATATGATGAGTATTCTCCTCCAACCATATTATATACTCTAATATCAACCACATTAATAACACCACTTTCACTACCTAAAACTCTATATACATCCCCAACAAATAAGGGGTCACCCATTTTTCTTTTTTCAATTGCAAAATAATCTATCAATGTTTGAACACAGTTTTTAACGATATCTGTTTGACTTGAATTTTTATCAACAACTAAATCTATTTCTAATTGAAAATCAATGGCTTCACCACTTTCTATTTCAATATAATCATTTATCATTCTATATTCTGATAAATAATTTAGTATGTTATTTTTAAGTGTTGTTGAAACCATATCTGTTAAATTACCATTACTATCATATGATAATAATTTAATTTTCACTTTATTATCTTCTTCCATCACATTTACTTTAGCTGGAGCCCCGTATATTGATGGCATGTTCTCAATTAATGATTTATAATCATTTAATGATACCGCTCTATTTTGAGCGGCAAAATTATAACCAATCATATTTCTTATTTCTTCAATTGTTGGTTGGTCAGAACCGCCTATTGCTGGTGTGACATTGGTTACCCTCAATGATTGTATTACTTGTGTGTTAATATTTGTATTTGGACCTAATACAACAAAATCAACATTATCTACACTATTAATTATATTAACACCCAAATTCGAATCTTTCCCACCACCTATTCTATATTTTATAAAAATGGTAGTATCGGCTTTTGGTGTTGCACCCAATGACATGTTATTTAGATACGTACCTAAACTAACTTTTAAATTATCATTAATAAAATTATTTAAGTTATCCAATGGATTGACACTTCCGGAACCAAAAGTTATTGAAAAATAACCTTCTGGTGTGTATTCGGTAATGAATTTATTATCAACATCAACATATTTTCCCGCTTTAAAGTTATCCTCATCCGAAACACTTGTTGGGTCAGGTATAAAAATTTTATTCTCTATCAAAGATTTTACTTCATACCATTTATTTTTTGTTGATTCAAACTCTGATAGAGTTGGATTTGACGCAAATGTTACACCTTCTTTATGAATTATTGATGTGACACCTAGAACATTTTGTTCTGGTAAATACAATTTTAAAAAAGGTTTTTGGTCAAATTCACTAATAACTTTTCTAAAAATTCTAGTTGTTCCATTTACGACCGCCTCTCTTTTTGTTATTGTGTACGAAATTAATCTATTATTACCATCAAAGTTTGGTATTTTTAATCTATTCGGTTCTCCTCTACTATTAAATGGGCTTAAGAAATCAATATCTTCTGTTGTTTCAAATAATTGACCACCACCGGAAATTTGAGCTCCACCTTTTAATAATCCCAAATATCTTTCATCTTCTTTATCTCCTCTTACTGGTACGTTAATTGAAAAATCACATAAAGCAACAGATGGTCTATTACCCGGTATTCTCAATCCATAAGTTTTTGCAATATGAAATAACGATTGTCTCTGTTGTGCAAAGTCCAACATGGTTTCTTGCCAAACTCTATCAATATGAAAATGTAAATTATCCGCCACCGCAGCATTTAAATCTAATAAAACTGAAAAAATTGATGCGTCATTGGTATTACTAACCAAATCAGGATAATATTGTTTTGTTAAATTAACAAGTTCTTGCCTTAATCCTGCAAAGTCTCTTGTTGCGTATGATATTTTTTTAGCCATCTTATATGTTTATAATTATAAAATCGGAGGAACTAAATGCTCCGTTATTAACTGTATAGTCAATCTTAACTCTGGCGGTATATGGTTTTGATGAATCATTCGATACCCTGAATAATCTTTCATCTTCATCATCTGCGGTTGTTCTTACAGTGTCGGGGTCGTCTTCCGCGGATACAACTGTTATTGAATTAATGTCTAAGTTCGGGATGAATTTTTTTACGGATTCCCTAACTTCATCTTCTATTAATGTAAAACTAGTTACATCATTTTCTTCAAAAATGTATTCATATAATCTTGTTCCAAAATCAGGTAAATAATACCTTGACCCCTTTCTTGTTAATATTAAATGAATGAGATTTGCTCTGACTTCTCTCTCAGGAGAACTTGTCATACTTAAAAAATCACCTTTTTGACTATTTCTAAAAGGAAAGTCTATACCATAGGTTACCGCCATACCTATAAATATAATGTTTGGTGAAATCATTATAAATAAAAAATATGGAATACCCCCACAAATTAATGAATATGATTAAAGGGGGTTTAATAGTAATCTGACCTTCACCTCCAATATAGTCAGATAATGGATTTTCACTGATAGGTTGATTCTCCATTGGGGCACGAGTCCAATGGTAAAGAAGGTCATCCATTACAAGTTAAGAACCACATCCCTCACATTCAAATGGTGAATCTGTTGGTTTTTCTGATGTCATTATAACTTCAGGTGTTTCTTCACTAATATATTGATTCTTTGATACTGGTGGTTGAACATTCTCCACGGGTTTTATGATAGAAATATCAACACCAAGTGTTTTTATCGGATCCACAGCTGCTCTAGTTCTGAGATAATACATCCCAGTTTTTAAACCTAATTTCCATCCATGAATATGGGCAGCAAGTAATTTAGGTTTGGTAGCGTTATCAATAAATAAATTTAAAGATTGAGATTGGTCAATAAAGATGGAACGATTTGCTGCCATTTGGAGAATACGTTTTTGTGACATTTCCCAAACGGTTTTATATACTTCCTTTATCTCGGTAGGAATTTCTGGAATATTTTGTATTGAACCATTTTCAAGAATTATTTTATTCTTAATTGACTCATTCCACAAATCGTGTTTTAAAAGTTCATTAACAAGATGTTTATTAACCACAATAAATTCACCACCCAAAGTTCTTCTCGAGTATAGATTAGTTGTAAATGGTTCGAACGCCTCATTATTACCAAGAATTTGTGCGGTCGAGGCTGTTGGCATCGGAGCAACTAATAGTGAGTTTCTTACACCATATTTAATTACTTCATCTCTTAAAGATTTCCAATCCCATTTTCCAGATAAATCTTCTTTTTTTTTCCCCCACATATGATATTGAAATACTCCACTTTCAATAGGTGACCCACCAATTGTTTCATATGGTCCAAATTCTTTAGCTAAATCTTTAGATGATGTGATTGCAGCAAAATAAATTGTTTCAAAAATATCAACTTGTAATTTATCCGCTGTTTCACTTTCAAATGGTAAATTCAATAAACAGAAAACATCCGCCAATCCTTGAACACCAAGACCAACTGGTCTATGTCTAAAATTAGAACGTTTTGTTTCTTCAGTGGGATAGAAATTTAAATCAATTACATTATTTAAATTTTTAACAACTTGATAAGTGTACTCAAATAATAATTGATGATTAAACTCACCATCTATTATATACTTAGGTAATGCAATTGATGCCAAGTTACATACTGCTTGTTCTGTTGGTGAACTATATTCTATGATTTCAGTACATAAGTTTGAAGACTTGATTGTCCCCAAATTCTTTTGATTTGATTTATAATTTGCAGCATCTTTATATAACATATATGGGGTACCAGTCTCAATTTGGGCAGTAATAATTGCATCCATTAATTTTCTCGCCTTTATTACTTTTCTGGCTCTACCTTCTTTTTCATATTTCTCATATAGTTCAGTAAAGTCTTGTGTGAATTTTGTTGGGTCATCATGCACATCCGATAATCCTGGCGCTTCATCAGGAGAAAACAATGACCAATCACCATCTTCCTCAACTCTTTTCATGAAAAGATTTGGCGTCCACATAGCAAGAAATAAATCCCTAGCTCTCATTTCTTCTTTACCGTGATTTTTTCTTAAATCAATAAATTCAAAAATATCCGAGTGCCATTGTTCAAGATAGACAGCAAATGATCCCTTGCGTTTTCCACCATTATGTACTAAACAAGAAGTTAAAGTGTATGATGGATCCTCTGAACTTTCTTTGATTTTTAAATCATATACTTTACCAGAATAATCTTCTAACATTTTTACACTAGTAATTCTAGTATATATTATGTTATCCCATACAATCCAATTCTTTTTTACTATTGGTTCAACATTTAAAACTTCGGCTAATTTATCAAAGGCTGGAATTCTTAAATCACAAGAAAATGTTTTTTCTTTTTTACATCCATGTTCTATTAAATAGTCACTATTGTTTTCTCTGTATTGCCAAGAACCGTAGGTTGGAATACCAAATCTTAAAACTTGGTAGGTTAAATTTTCTATTAACTCTTCGCTAGTGTTATAAAAATGAATTTCATTTTTTCTATAAATACCACCATCCGATTTAAGTAATCCACGTATTATTTGTATTGATTTATTTAACGGTAAATGTGTATACTTTATGTGTATTCTTTTTTCCCCTTTATTATTATACAATAAATCTTGATTTAACCAATTTAATTTTGATAATGAAAAACGTATTTGTAAATATGGTGAATTGTCTCTATTAAATTGCCAAAAATTAATATTTCTATCATTCAGATATTTTATAACAAAACTTACCTCTTCTTGGTTTGTAATTTGATTAAATGATAATCCCACTTCTTTATGTGAAATGTGACCATCACCCAATAATAAACCATAAACAAATGCATCCTCATCTGTAAAATCAACAACATCAATAATTTCTTTTGGTATTGGTTTACCAACAAAATCACCTACTTTATATTCACCACTGTCAATCCAATCGGGAATAATGATTCCTTTTTCTAATTGATTGAGATATTCTGAATTTTGTCTACCTATTCTATTATAGGTATTTTTAAATCCAAACAATGGATGTGAATCTGTTAATCTTAATGGTTTTAATGTTGATTTTGTTTCAATCTCAATCATACCACCATTTTGGTGGTAACTAAAGACTTCACCAATTTCAGCGTAATTTTTATCTTTAGTTAGTACTAAATCACCAATTTGAATTTCGTCTATTCTTTTAACTCCATTATTAGTATATAATAAAGTTTCAGGTGCAAAACATTGGTTAATCCAACGAGCCACTTCATTATATGTTTTCATCATTGGAACAAGTCCATCTGATTCTCCACCTGTTCCTTTAATATACGCACCTTTTGCTCGAACATCGTGAACATGCAATCCAATTCCACCCGCCCATTTTGAAATTTTTGCAACGTCACCAATTGTATCAAATAAACCATCAATATCGTCACCTTTATTGGCGATTAAAAAACAAGATGACATTTGTGGTCTTTTAGTACCAGCATTGAATAATGTTGGTGTTGCGTGTGTATAAAAATGTTGTGATAGGTCATCGTAAATTCTAAGTGCCATTCCAACATCTCCTTTACATATCCCAACAGCGACTCTCATATACATATACTGAGGTCTTTCAACAACTCTTTTACCAATTTTTAAAAGATATGATCTTTCAAGAGTTTTAAATCCAAAATAATCAAAATTCAAATCTCTATCTTGATTTATAGCACCATCAAAAACATCTTTATTATCCATAACAAACTTATAGACTTCATCTGAAATTAATGATGACTCTATTCCTGTTTTAGGTTCATTAAAAGAATATAATTCTTTGATTGCCTGTGAAAATTTCTTTGGGGTTGTCTTATGTAAATTAGAAACCGCAAGTCTACCGGCTAATTTAGCATAATCGGGATGTGTTGTAACCATAGACGCGGCTGTCTCAGCAGCTAATACATCTAATTCTGCGGTAGATATACCATCATATATACCTTGTGTTACTTTAAGTGTTACATATGTTGGGTCAATAAATTTCATATTTAAATCACCACAAAAAATATTAATTCTTCTAGTGATTTTATCATATCTCATTTCTTCTAATGAACCGTCTCTCTTTTTTACTTTCATAATACCTCTATTTTAAAAATCTATATCACCAAATGCGGAATTTAAATCCTCATCTTTATTTTCTTTATTTAATACACCAGCTTTCTGATATTCGGCAACTCGTTTCTCGAAGAAATTTGTTTTACCTTGAATTGCAATATTTTGCATAAAATCAAACGGATTCTCTGAATTATAAACTTTAGGTACACCAAGTGAAACAAGTAATCTATCAGTTACGAATTCAAGATACTGTGACATCAAATCAGAATTCATACCAATTAATCTAACTGGTAGTGCTTCAAGAATAAATTCCTTTTCTATCTCTAATGCCCCACAAATGATTTCTTTAATTCTATCGGGAGTTATTTTATTGGAGATATGATTATTATATAAATGACAAGCATAATCACAATGCATACCTTCATCACGAGAAATCAACTCATTTGAGAATGTTAATCCAGGCATCAATCCACGTTTCTTAAGCCAGAAAATAGAACAGAATGAACCAGAAAAGAATATACCCTCAACAGCAGCAAAAGCAATAAGTCTTTCAACAAATGAATCTGAGTTAATCCACTTCAAAGCCCATTTGGCTTTTTTCATAATTGCAGGTATTGTATCTATCGCATGGAATAATTTATTTTGTTCTTCTTTATCTTTAATATACGTATCAATTAAAAGTGAATATGTTTCACTGTGTATGTTTTCCATCATGATTTGAAAACCATAGAAAAACTTTGCCTCGGGATATTGTACTTCATTAACAAAATTTTGTGCTAAATTTTCATTTACAATACCATCTGATGCCGCAAAAAACGCTAAAACGTGTTTAATAAAGTGTTGTTCATCTGAATTTAATTTACTCTCCCAATCATTGATGTCTTGAGATAAATCAATTTCCTCTGCAGTCCAAAAACATGCTTCTTGTTGTTTGTATAATTTCCACAAATCATGATGTTGAATTGGGAATATTACAAATCGACCGGGATTATCTACTAAAATTTTTTCCATAAATTAATTATTTTTACTTAGTTCTTGTCTTTTTAAAAATGCTTGTTTTGCTCTTTCTGAATTGTTCTGTATTTTTTGTTCTTCATGACCTAATAAAGTACTTTGTGATTCTGTATCAATTTCAAGATACTCGTTATTGAATTTACAATTTTGAAACACAACACCGTCTTTACCAATACGAGATTTAACAAGTGTTAAAGTGGCTAAATTATGTTCTTTCTGTTCTAATGTTTTACCTATTGATAATATTATATGTCCAATTTGAGCCTTTTTAATTGACCCACCCATTTGATCGGCGGTCACAACTTCAGACGATATTGAACCTCGATTACCTTGAGTTGCAGTCCATATTCCAATATCAAATTCATTAGTCATAGATTCTAATGCTCTCATTATTGAACCTTCTCCTTTCCATTCCTCACCAAATGCGGATCTTTCAGGACTAATACAATCAACATAGTCAATAACTAATAAATCAATTTTAAAACCATCGGAAACCATTTTTCTAACTTTAGATTTTATTTCCGATATTGTTACACTATCACTAGGTAACTTAAGAAGTTTAAGACCTCCTTTTGATCTTTCTTGTGCTTCTTTAACCTTCTCCATAATTTCTTTTGGATTCTCGACTTGGTCATCAGGAGCAACACCAGTCCATATTGTATAGTGTTTTCTCTTTATGTTACTTGGATTGTCTTCAAAGAATATTTGTAAAACATTAAATCCCCAATTAAATGCAGTGTTAACAAACTTAGTTAACAATGTAGTTTTACCTGTTCCTGTTGGTGCTAATACTACTCCAAGTTCTCCACGACCTAAACCACCTTTTAATAAATTATCAATTCCAACAATCCCTGTTGGGATGGCATGTCTATGGTCTTTAGCTAATGCCGTTTCCATATCATGAAAAACATCTGTAGCATCTTCGCCTGAAATACCAACTTGTAATGCCTTTTGAATAATTTGTTCTATTTTAACATATTCCTCAAATTCCCCATTCTCAATAATACTTTGAACAGATTTTAATTCTTTTTTAAGATTTTGTTGTTTACAGAAATTTAATGCTCTGTCTTTAACAAATTCACCGTCCTGTGTATTATTTTTAATATTGTCGAGAGTATCAATATGTATCTTTGAGGATATATTGTTACCATTCTCAGACATTATCTTTTGTTGTATGGTATGATAATCGGGTATCTTATTATATGTCTTATACAGTTCTTTAATGTTTTCCATAATAAATCTAAAAGAATTATTATCAAAAAACTTACTGTCTAAAACATCAATAATAGTTTCGCCGTATTTTCTATCTTCAACAATTGATTTAATTAACGATTGTTGAAACGAATGACCCAAGTACCCAAAATTCCTCTCTTCCATTTTAATTTTATATATATATATTAATAATTATAACTCATAATTTAAATATGTCTTACTTAAATCATAATCCATATATGTTGTTTCCAATTCTTTAGAGGATAAAATGTCAGTTAATGTTGACAGAATTCTCTTTAACATTGGACGAATATCTACCGTATATCTTACCTTAGGATGGTAGAAGTATGCGGGAAATATCCTCGAGATAAATACATGGTCATCCAACTTAATCTCTAACAAAAAATTTTCTTTTACTTCGGATGTGTCTTCTTCCACATTTTCCAAATTAAGGAAATAATTTTGATTTTCACATAGATAATCGGAAGTTTTTATTTTTAAATCGTGTGATATATCGTCAGAAATATTTTTTACATATTCATATATATCCAATGAATTCATCGCCATTGGGTTATAATTTTTAACATTAAAAAATCTTTGACACACGATATTTCCCCCTAATGTCAAAATAAATTCAAATTTAGTTAAAGATTGGTCTTTTTCTCTATTATTCATAATTTTTAAGTTTTATTATTTTTTTATTTTTTTCTTTTCTAGTTAATCTAAGAAATGGGTTTAAAAAGTTTATCCACGCATCATCAGACTTTGGTAAAACATTGAATATACCGTCTTCCATCATCATCTTCATGGTATTTTTATATGACCTACCTTCTGGGTCTAATGACTCGTTTATAAGTTGAATGATGGTTTCTTTGGCGGAATCTGTTAAAAATGGATTATCTAAACTAACAATTGTTTTATTTATTTCAAAAAATTCATTTCCAAATACTCCGTGTTTTGTTACACCAGTTAATAAGTTTTTAATTAATCTATTTTCCTTATCTTCTTTTAGTATTTGATTTCCCCTTTCAATTACATCTTCTACAGTTATAACTTTAGTTTTTATCTCCGGAAAAAGATTTATAAGTTTTTTAATTCCAAGGCTTTTAATTCCCGATATATTGTCAGAACGGTCTCCACATATAATTTTAACTAATTTTACATTTTCAACCATCACTTCTTCGTTATCAAATGTGTATATATCATTTGATTTGTATATTTTTTGATGTGAAGGATTGTATATTGTTACCTTATCTGATACAAGTTGGGTTAAGTCACCATCAGATGAATATATTATCTTTTCTTCATTTGGTGAGTTTTGAACATAGTATGCTATACAATCATCGGTTTCGCAAAATTCGAACTCACCTTGTCTAACATATAGTTCTTCAAGATATTGTTTAATTCTATTTCTTTGATATGTATAGGAACTTAATTCCTCTTCGGAACGAATTCTTTCCCTTCTATTTTCCTTATATAGATGATATATTTTTTTTCTTGATTGGGATCCTTCTTCTCCGTCCCAAAAAACTACAATTTTTTCTAGATGGTGTTTCTCAAAAGATCTACGAAGAGTATTGATAAAATGATATATTCCTCCAAAATGCTTTCCCTTGTGAAAGTAATTTTTAACCCCAAAGAAACCAATTGTGAGTAAATTGTCTCCATCAACTAAAAGAACAGACATTAAACATAATTATATTATTCTTCTTCTGCTACAACTTCCGTATTTGCGATGTCTGTAACACTAACACCTAACATTTTACTGATATAGTCACCGTTATCTCTTTTGTAATCCTCAAGAGATTTCTTTTCTTCTGTATCATCTTTACCTCTCATAAATCCATGAGATGTAACTAGAATTCTACCATCTTCGTATCCTAAACCATTTACGTGGTTTTTCATGATTGAAATTTTTGTTCTAGTCGCAATCTTAACTTTTCTCTTATCTTTTGTTATACTAATTTTAGTAGTACCGGCACCTTTTTGATTACCAAACAAGAATACAAGTGTAGAATTTAACCATATTGCTTCTCCTCCTTTTGCTTTAATCTTTGGTTGTCCATAAGGATTGTCAGGAAGTTCAACCCACGGTTGATTCACTATAAGTAAAGTATTTGTGTAAGGTTTATCTGACCTTCTTGAACCTGTAATTCTTTGATTAAGTCCCATTCCAATTTTATCTGCCAGTACAGATGCGTTGTGTTGTTTACCTCCTTTACCTTCAAAGGTCATTTTACAAGGTACTGAACCAACAGAATCCCATAAGAAAAGAATATCATGTGGAATTGTTCCTGACTCTTGAGCATCAAGAATTTCATTGATATAATCTGTTATTTGTTCAATATATTCAAAGTCACTGTTAAATAAATAAAAGTCCTCTGACCTATTAAATCCCATTAATTCTGCGTGGTCCCAACTCCATTTTTGTTCTGTTATAATGAATACTGGAAGTATTCCCTTTTTTTGAGCGTCCACCGCAGTTTTAACAAGTGCAGTTGTTTTTCCTGTATCAGAATGACCAAGAAACATATTTAAATGTCCCATTGCCGGACCAGGAATACTTGTTGCATCTAAAAAAGCGTCACCTAAATCAAAAAATCTATCAGGTTTATAAGTAGCCTCTTTAGAGAACTTCTTTTTTATTGCACTAAAATCGTTTTTCTTTATAGCCATATTTTTATATTTAAAAGCATGGACACCATTTTTATATGAGTGTCCATGCTATTTTTTTTATGTATTAAAATGGAAGGTCATCGTCTGATGGGTCCTCACTCTGTGGATCTGAAATTGGTGTTGATTGTTTTTCATTACCAATATTCTCTTCATTTACTGAGTTTGAAACCCATTTTCCGGTAACTGAATCCCAACGAGGAAGTTCTCCTTTTGCAACCATTTCTAAATAATCTTCACCTCTTTTGGAATAAACATCTGACCATACTAACTCATCGTCCATCCACTCTTTTACAACCTTTGCGTCGGTATGTAGTGGTGATGGGTCTTCAGGAATTGCCGATGTGATTGTTGTATATTCTTTTCCTGTTCCGGCTTTAGTTAATCCTAAAGATAGGATAATATCTCTTCCCTTTTTAATTTCGGTAATATCTCCTTTATTACGGAAAATTGGGAATATTTTATCAAGAATACCATCTCCTTTAGAATTGTGTTTAAATCTCCAAAATTTAACACCATCTTGTTCGTTATCTCGGTCAATTATTTTAACAATATAAAACTTACGAGAACGATACTGACGAGCAAGTTCCTTATCTTGTTCAGAACCACTCATCATTAATCCTTCATAGACTTCATTTAATGGTGATCTTTTACCCTCTTGTTTTGGGTCATAAAGCTTATACCATTTTCCGTCTACTTGGACTTCATGGAACATTACTTCTACGAATGGTGAAGATCCATCTTTAGTAGGTAGGATTCTAATCCTTCTTTCCTCTCCTTTTGATTTGGGTGGGAGAAGTGTGGTGAAGTATTTCTTCATCCTCTCTTCTTGTGATACTTTGGCGCCACTTGTGGCTTGTTTGTTCTTCTCGTATTGAGCAAGAACTGATTCATGAATTGACATAATGTATTGTTTTAATTATAGATAAAAGATAAATAAAAAAACCTAGATTAAAAAATCTAGGTTCACTTTTTTTTAAAAAAACTTTTTTTATTTATAAATCAAATTATATTCTAATCCGTGTAAATCTTTTAAGATTATATTGTTATCTTTCATTTCTCTATTTCCAACATATAACTTTTCTTCGGATATTTCCCAATTTGTTGGTAATAACGATTGTGATTCTTTCACCATAGTTTTAATTTCTCCAACGGTTAATTCTTTATCTGAATTATAACTTGTCACATAATTTGATAGTGTTTTTTTATAATTCTCGTTTACTTCTTTTAATATTTTTGACTGTATGGTATATCTCATTTTCTAAATTATTTAAATTAAATTATTAATCCCACCAAATATAATCATCCATATATTGATAATCTGTATTTTCATTTGATAAGGTTACGGAAAAGTTATCTGTTGTATTAAAAGCGTAATATGTTAACATGTTGGTATCGGTATATTGTGAAAACCAGAACCTGTTTTCTGCAGATTGAATTTCATCAGCAAATTGACTTATATTCGTGTTAAGTGTGTTAACTAACGTTCCAGTAAATTTATATGCCTTTGCGGTTAAATTATTGGTTCCACTATCCATATACAAATATACAAAAAAGTCTTTCATAACTTCTATGTCATAAGTACCCGTATTTGTGGATAAATTAATTACACTTGAGAGTGAATTTGATTTTAAGACATAACATTGATTAATAGTAGGATAATGTAAAACCAATTTTTCTCTCATTATATTATCTGAATTATAATACCAATTCGGATTATATGTATTCATAGTAATTCCACTACTTAGGAATGTAACTCCCGTTGTCGTCTCATTAAAATAATAATAGACATCACTATCAGAATTTATTAGAAGTATATTATAATATGTGTTAATATTATTATAAACTAATGGATCACTATGATAATACAAATCACCAGTACTATCAAAAATATGACAAACATACTGATACAATGTATTATCCTCTGTTACATATTTATAATACTTACCAAATGAATTAGACCATCCACAATCATTTAAGTCGGATAATGAAATATTTGGATTTACTATTTTATTACCATTTTTATCAATTATTAAAAATTTCAAATTACCGTCTCCATTATTGATTGGCATCATTAATTTTATACATGTTTGAATACTGTAAAGTTGAATACTCTTTGTATATGAACCATCATCTATAAATGTGTATGTATTTCCTGATACATCACCATCTTCGATATAATAAAATTTACAGTAATCAAATTCATAGAAACCTAAATCGGTACTATTTGAGTTACCATAAAACATGTAATATATATTCTCTGTTTCTATATAATTTTCTTGATATACTCCTTTGGCGTCATAATAGGTGTTGAAACTTTCATACTCAGAACCTCTAGTTACGCTTTCATTTATTAAAATATCATTGTTAAAATCATAAGTTATTACTCTATAATTTACATTAACATCTCCACCATCATATAGAACTATTGATGTTTTACTATCACTAAATCCACGGAAACTCCAAGATTGCAACGAATATGAAGAAGTATTTATCGTTTTAACTAAATTACCTAAATAATCATAATATTTTAAACTTACTACATTTCCACTACCACTTTCATAGGTCAATAAACAGATTGAATCCATGTATATAAAACAATCATGATAATATGCTGTCACATCGAGATTTTCTATCTCAATAGATGTGGCATCAGGTCTAACAATTACAATTGAATCCGTTACAGAATTGTCATCGTATAGTGTATATTGGAATGATCCATTATTTGTCGCACCATCCCAATCAAAATCAATATAGAAATCTTGGTAACCTGGGTCGTAATTTAATGTGTAAATTAACGTTCCGTTAAATGCTTTAACTACTCCATTACCATTATCTTCAAAATAACACCACTTACCATCTAATAAGTTATAATTAAAGTTTGTTGATCCACTATATTGTTCGACAATAGTTCCATCTGAGGCAATAAAGAATACTTGTGTGGTATCACCTGTTTGAGGATAGAATATTACCATGTATCCATTATTTTGTAATGGATACACATCATAGATATAATAATCCGAAATATTTAAACTTGTGTCAATTAAACCAACAGGGGTTACGTTTTTAAAATCTAATAGACCAAAAAACCATCTTGCTCCACCGTCAACGTCAGATGATATAAAAATAGCTGATTGTCCAAGTTGTGTTGATGTTTGTGGTGTCCAATCAATTAGATAATCCGCATTTGTCCCCATATCACTATATCTCTTAGTAACATTATATCTATATGTTTTTATAAGTTGGTTCATCATCGTATCATTAATATAACGATTTGAAACCCATACTTGATATAATCCTTGGTCAGTTGCTCCTGTTATAAGATTAGTAATATAACTTAATGAACCTGTTACGGTATTTGATAATTGTGCTGCTTGTGAACCTGATATCATTTTCTATAATTTTTTTATTCTAACGTTAAAAGATATGATAGTTTATTTAATTCTCCCAACATTTCATCTCTGATATTTAATAAGTCAGTGTCTATTGGGTCAAGACTATCTGACATTTGCACTAATGCGTCTCTCAAAGTTTTAATCATACTTTTTAAATCTAACTCTGAAAGATTTTTAAGTTCTATATTTTTTGTTTCATCATCTAGAGTGAATCTACCGTATTTACCCATTGCTGTTTCAACAAAGGTATCGATTAATCCATCTAATGTGCTGTAGAAACCACCAAATGCTTGGTGTCTAGCATAACTTTTAGTTTGCCAATGATTTATTCTTATTTGATTTTGTATTCCTAGGAATAGATTTATGTTAGATGGTAAATTCATTATCTTCTGGGTTAAATGTCTTTCTTATTTCGTCTTTTGAGTAATTTTCAACTTCATCCTTTGTTAAAACATATTGATTCTTACCACTAGCCTTCATTTCGTCTTGTTTTTTTGCAAAAAATTGTTGTGGATTTTGACTAAATGGATATGAATCTAAAGATCTCATCTCAAGTTTTTCAACTGCTGATGGTTCTTTCATTGTTTCAACTTTAGAACTTAATTGATCTATTTTAGATAATAAAGAATCCATTTGTGATAATTTAGTTTCTAAATCATTCAATTTTGTGAAAACATCATCCATTTTTGATATGACATTTCCATGTTCATCTTTATTTTTATCAATTTCTTTTTTGATATTTTTAGTCATGTTGACTAAATCTGTTATATCAATCTCCTCAGTTGTATCGGTATCCACAGGTGGTGTATCTCCTACGGGTGCTGGTGGGATATCTCCTCCAGGTGGGGGTGGAACGTCTCCTCCAGGTGCAGCAGGAATATCTCCTACTGGTGCTGGTGGAACGTCTTGTTCTGATATTATTCTTTTTCCATAATTATAATTATTTATGGACTTATAACGATTTAATTCTTCGAGTAATTTTTTTTCTAACATAACTTTAATCTTGTAATAATTGTCTACCGTCATCGGTAATGTACTTTTTATTTATTCTTTCAACTATTCCGTCTTTTGACCTTATTACATAACATTCCCCTGTCTGTAAATCACATTCTTCTCTTTCCATCCCATCATTAGTTATATTTTTAACTTTTTTGGGATTTAAGAATTGGTCAATGGTTTGTTTTACTTTATTATTTTCCATTTTTTATTATATAAATATATCGAAAATATCAATTTTTTAGATGCATTTGAAAATAAACAACATCACCATCATTTACTTTTAATTTCAACATTAAGGACTTTGACATGGACATAGAATATTCATTTATGCCCCCATTTAACCCTATTGGACCAGTAACGATTCTTTGACCCACACTTCCAGATAATGTGCTATCAACAATAATAGGTTTTGGTGGGTTTAACCTTGGATTAATAAATGTGGTTATAGAATTTCTGATTTTTTCTTCGGAGTACCCTTCTGGACGATTAATTAAAAATTTTGTACTATAAAAATCAACATTTTCACTTATATTTTTTATTTCAGACCACAATAATTTTTCTGTATTTGGTAAATTACTAATAACACCAAATATTGTACTGTCAGAAAGTGGTAGTTTGGTACCACCCATTTCAACAACCCTAACTCTTAACCATTCAGTATTTGAATTACCCGGTAAAGTATATTTTACTTTTTGTATGTATTTCTCATTAAGTGCACCATTAAATGGAATTCCAAATTCTGTAATTCCAAATGATTGTACAATATTTTTAGATAAATCTTCTCCTTGACTTGCTCCTGGGTCAGTATAAACATTTGTTCCACTAGTATTAGATATACTAATTGTTGTTGGTGTCAATGATTTAAATTGTTCGTCAATTATTGCAATTGCTTTTTGCATTAACTTATCAAATAATGTTCTATAACTTGAGGTAAATGAATCTTTAGGGTCTGGTAATGATTCATAAGGTATCCTTGATCCTTTAAATGTTGTTACAATATTATTATTCTTAATATTATGTGATACTTCAGTAATCCAGTACGACCCCCTAAACATTGGTACATTTTTTAGGTAAAAGAACATAGTTGGTTGAATCATGACATTACCCATACAAGTTACTTCACAAGTATATGATGCTTGTCTAAAATATTCATACAATCCTATGTCTACGTTATATGTCGCCGCTCCCGATTCTGATCTTGCTAAATTTTCTAAAACAACAAACGCCTCAGAAGTATTTTTTATGCTATTTTGGTCTAATTGTATTCCTTTAAATATTCCCTGAGTTTGGTCACCAAAACTAACTTCAAACGCAACAACTCTATTTGATTTATATAAATCACCTGTATTAAAAACTTCAGGGGTAGTTATAATTAATGGGTGATTATTTACATTAGAAAAATCAAAACTATCATCTAAAAATTTATATGTTTTTTTATTAGTGTCCGCTAAATGTTTTGATGATTGTCCAGCTAATTGTAATATTACTTTCGGGGACGATTCTTCATAATCTACATCTAAGAATGTACCAAATAAATTTTTAGCAACTTTACGTGAAGGAGTTATTTTTGTTTTATTACTAATATTGGTTCCATAGAAATTAACATATGCGGGTAGAGCTCTCATATCTAGTCCCGTATCTTTTATTAATATCGAACCAATTACACTATACAAGTCTATCTTATCATTTCTAGGGTCTTTTAAATCAATTAATCTATCTAAATTCAAATAAAATTTATCACCAATATCTCTATTAGCTTTATCTAAGAATAAAAATTCTTCGATTAATAATCTTTGACCTATTGAATTTCCCGCAATCCACTTATCGTTAAATGATTTAAAAAAGTTATATAATTCTATTTTTGTACCAATATTATTATATCCTGAGGTGATTTTTAATGATTGTGTTGGAGTAGTTAATTCTAATTCTTTATTTAATTTAGAAATTAATCGATTTAAGAAAAAAGAAAGTCTGGATGTTGACCCGGAAACTCCACTACTTTGGTCTATATTTTTTAATAAAATATTATTTTTAATATATTCTTGGAAATCAGTTTTACTATTTACTCCGCCAGATTTTATATAACCGCCATAAATTAATATTAATGGTCTAAACAATAATATATTTTCTTCACTTAACTCAACATTATTTGAACTAAAGAAATCTTGATAGTATCCGTCAATATCTTCCCCGATATATAGTTTTATTAATTTTAATGTTTCATCTGTTACTTGTGAGTTATCAAATTCATTATATGTGAATGTGTTAACATCATCCATTTCAGAAAATCCATAAAATGTATTTAAATTAATTTCTTTAGGATTACCTAATGTTAATTTTATTAAATTATAATTAGATACTATATTTTTAGAAACAAATTCATTTACTTTTTTATATTGTCTTAATTTAATTTCTTCAATCATCGTATCTGTACTTGGATAAGAAAGTAAATCTTTATCCATTTTTTCAACACTACATATTTCTTTTAATAAATCTTGAAATTTTGTATACTTAACCGATGGATATGAATTATAATTTGTTGATTCATATGTTTGTGTTATTTTTTCATTTGAAAAATCAATAAACATTGATTCAAATTCATCTAAAATTTTTGGACTAAATGTTCCAATTAAATCTATAACTTTTCTGTAGTTACCTGTTAATGAAAATTGATTGTCAATTGTTCTATCTGTTGTGTTTAAACTTCTATTATATTGGTCATATGATGGAAATGTTTGACCGCTAAACTTATTGTTTATATAATCATCATCAACCCAATAAGGTCTAAAATTATTTTGTAATGCTGTCGGATAATCCTCATTACTTATTTGTTGTGTACTAGATGTGTTACTTTGGACTGTTTTTTTATTTATAAATTTATTACCACCATCTGATGGTAAACACGTATATCTTAAATCTAATGAATCAAATTTTGAATTATCAACAAAACTAGTCCAATATCTTATTCCATTTGATTCAATTCTTTTTCTCGCAATTATTGCTTTATCATCAACATTTTTTGAAAAGGAAGTGTTTCCGGATTGTACTGCGTAGTGACTATATCCATTTATTATTTGATGAAATATGGCATCATAAAATGGATGTATTCCAATATCATCTAAATTTAAAGGTGTTGGTGTTATAGATGGTATTGGTGTTGAACTGATTGTTATTGATGGAGTTGGTGTAGGTGTTAATGTATTTGATGGTGTAGGTGATGGTGAACTATTAACACTTGCGCTAGGTGTTGCCGATAGTGTATTAGTCGGACTTACACTAATGGTAGGAGTTATACTAGGACTAATACTAATTGATGGTGTTATGGATATAGATGGGGTTGGAGTTGGTGCAACAGCATATTTGTATGTAATAGTTTCTCCCCCACTACCAATTTGAAAAAATGTATTATCATAATTGGTGTCATAGTTATTAAAAAACAAATATCCATCAATGTCTGTTGTGGTGTTTCCGGTCGTTAAAAAAGAATCTATAATATCCTCACCATCTAATAAATATTTTTTATATCTATGATAAATTGACCCCCATTTAAGTATTAAATGATACGGAATGTAATGACTTGCACCAATTTCGGTAAACAATGATGAAATTCTAACTTCTTTTCTGGATTTATCATCACTAAATTTAATTTTATCTTCCAAATCATAAAATGGTAAAGAATTAAGTAACAAATACGCGGAACCAGTATATTTTGAAGTTATTCCTATCTTATTAAAATCGTTAAAAAGTTGTTTATGGAAATATGGGGTGTTTAATATATTGACCTCTGTTGTTTCAAACTTTAATTTTTGTCCAAGAAGTTTGATTTCTTTTAATTCATTATTGGATGAAATTGTTTTATATTCTTCCTTAACCCAATCTTGTCCATTTATTGGTGTTCTTATAAATCCCTCGGCATTATCTATTTCATATATGTTATTAAAAGTTAATTCATTATCCGTAAAATTATCCTTATTTATATAAGAAAGATAAGTAGTTGAGTTATACGGATAAATATTTTTTCTATACGACTCGGGTTTATAGTCTGAAAGTTGTTTTTTTAAATTAGTAAAGTCATATATCGCATTCTTTTTAATTGGTGTTGTTGTTTGTGCCGATAACTTTAATGGGTCTACAATATATTGTTCAATCTTATACGGATATTCTAATGCCGATTTTAAATAAGGTATGGTAGGTATTTGATCTTGGTAATACGGGTATCTTTCAAATGGTGAATATGATTTAAGAAAATCTCTTAAATCTGTTTCACTTTTTATTTTATTTTTTAAAATTGCAATTAGTTCATCATTGTCTTTAATAACTTCTTGAATTGTTTTAAATTCGGCAGAAGCCATTTCGTTTAAGGTTAGATTATTAAAAGAGTCTAATGTTGTGAAATTTAGCGCTCTCTCCCAAATTTCGTATAAAAATGAGGATGGTGTTTTGTCAATGTATGGTTGGGTTTCATCAACAACAGAAAGTGTACTTATATTTATTATATTATTTGGGTCAACGTCATCATCAAAAATAAAAGTGAGATTATTAACACCACCTTCTTTATCTACGTTACTATCAATTCTATTTGTAGATATCTCGATATAATTTTCAATAAAGTCAACTTCAGGCCACAAACTAATATCGTCTGAACCTAATTGTTTTATTAAATCGGCATCACCAGGATACGCTATTACTTTTCTTTTTTCACCTTCCGCATATTTTTTTATTTCTGGCCACGGATAAATTGAGTTGTCTCCTTTTGTTTCATTAGATAATCCTTTTAATTTACTTTTTCTTTCTTCCGCCTTTTTAAATGCATTAAAATGAACTTCTTTTAATAATCTTATATATGTGTCAGCATTTGCTAAAATTACTGCCACGATATTTCGTATTGTCGGTTCAAAACCAATACTATCTTTATTGGTTTTGTCCTTAATAATGTTGTTCATTTGTTCTTCGATGACTTTTATAAGTTTTTCTTTCTGGATGCTATATGTCGTTATTATCTTATTTATGTCATCAAAAATTAATTCAATAGCTACTTGATATTGTTGGTTAGAATTTTTAACATATTTATTTAAATTTATGTCTTTTATAGATGATGTGACAATCTTTTCTTTACTAAATTCAACACCCGCAGTTTTAATTATTTTATCATTAAACAACGAACTGTTTTCTATTTCTTTTTTATACTTTTCTAATAAAAAATTTAATGAACCATTTTGTTGTCCATATATTAAATCACTAACATTAGTAGTTCCCTTAGCCGACAATTCATAATATTTTACTGGGTTGTTTTCATCAAAATAATCGGTAACATAGATTTTTGATAAGTTTTTTATTGCCCACGAATCGACTGATGTTCTAAAATCCTCAATTCGTTTTTCAAAATCTCTTAATCCAACAAATAAATTTTTATCTACTTTGTGGTCTAAAATTTGTAATTCTAAAATTTTATCTAAAGTCTCGGCAGCAACAATTAATTCTCTTAATGTTTTTACAGGGAAATCTTTAGGTATAAATCCTTTTTGTCTATACTCAGAATATACCGATTTTAAAATTGAATATCCTCTTGAGGACCTCGATACTTTTCTTACTGTTTTATTTGTATTATTATTTGTATCAGTATCGGAAGTATTTTCGATAAGATACATATATGGTGCATTTAAAATACCTTTCAAGGGAATATCACTTAGATAAGCAAATGTTGACCCAACAAATGTTGTTGATATCTCAAAATTTCCCGTCGTCTCACTAAATCTAGAACTCCATTTTACTAAATGAAGTCTGTATCTTATAGCTTTACCATAAAACCCTTTTACTGTTAAATAATATATTGGCCAAGGTATATGGAAGAATGATTGATATGGTGAATTTTCTGGTGATTCAAATAATGTTTTACCCCTAACATCAACAAAATTTATGTTTATTGTTGGAATAGCATTAAATCCCCTTATTACTATTTGAATACCTTCAATACCAAAAGTTTGTCCACTACTATCAAAATCTTCGTTTTTTACAAAAAAACTATTTTCGTTTTTTGAATTTCCTAATGAATCACTACCATTAAATGAATTTGTCCAAGTAGTGTCATAATCTTTACCATCTTGATTTTTTAAAAAATTTAAAGTTCCTTTAGCTATAGAGGTTAACGTATTTGAATCATTTGTTGACGCTAGAATTGACCTAGGTATTATATCCGCTTCCAAATTTACGTAAATAACTAAATTTTCTTGTTTTACGTTTCTTTGTTGGATATTTCCATCATTGTCAATAACACTATTTGGATCAATATAAATTAAGTTATTTTGATCTACTTTAACTAAAATGTTTTCATTATCATCTAATTTAGTTCTCACCATAGTATAAACTATATAATTCTACCCCTCTTTTGTAATCTTGTAAAGAGGAAATTAATGGAAATGGTATTCTTAGAACATAATTATCTGGTATTTCAAACTCAATACTCCCTGCTGATGGATTTGCAAGTAATATTAACCATCCAAATACGGGTGTCCCATAAAAATCTTGTGATATTTTATCTAATCTAGTTTTACCTTTTTTATATTGTAGAACTTTATCCGTTCCTTTGGGTGGAATCTCAATTCCTGGAACAATCCTAAAATTACCGTCTTCAATAAAAAACTGATATCTATCTAAATAATTTCTACTCATATTATTTTATTTTATAAAAATTTAATTTTTCTTTTACTAAAGTTGGTGTGGTGTTTAATTTTTTCAAATCATCTAACATTGTATTATCTGTAATATTTTCTTCGACTGATATCGGGAATTTTATTGTTTTACCATTTTTTCTATTACGTAAATTTTTAAATTTTAAATTAATGGTTTTTGGTTTTGCGATAAAATCTTTTAATCTATTATTTAATTTTTCATTAGTTTTTTCATCGTATTCATTATAAAATAATGCCATAATTCTATTAAAATTATCTATTAAGAAATAAGAAAGGATTTCAGAAAATGTATTTGTATCTATTGTTGGGTTAATATTTAGATTTATAAAATTAATTGATTCGTCCAATTTATCATACATTTTTGGTGTGTTGTTTTTAATATTATCAAAACAATCACTATATTCATTATATAATAAATTGTATGTAAATCCGGATAACAATGCTGATGTTGATTTAGTGTTATCTTTTCCTAATTTACCGTCTTTACCATATTTAACAACAAAATTTAATGAATCAATTGATTTAATTAATTTATTTCTATTTTCCTCAAAATAAGTTAATGAATTTAATTCGGAAAGACGGTCAAAAATTTCTTGTAAAATTTTTTTAATTTCTCTATATAATAATTCATTTGTTCTTGGTAATTTTTTATTACTTAATTCTTTATCAAAATTAAAAATTTTTGGAAGATTTACATTTTTATACTCTAATTCTAATTGATTATCCATCGCAATTCTTATTCCTCTAATCAATACGGGTAATTCTTTTCCCTTACCATATAGTCCAAAAATATTTATAGTATCGCCAGGACTCATACTAGTTGATGTGTATACGTCGTATTGATTTATAGTTCGATAAGTTGGTGACAATAATAAAGAAGCTATCTTTAAACCATATGATTTATATAACGTATTAAATACTGAGTCATATTTTTCAAAATAATTATTAACTTCTGTATAAATTTCATTTATCTGATTTGTATAATCTAATGTTGAATTAGACAATGTTCCAATATAATTTTCTTCAGATATTTTTGATGAGTTGTCACCTTTAATATAATCTGGTTCTTTTATTGCTGATTTATTAAAATTTTCTAATATTTCTTTTGTAAAAACAGTAGCATCTTTTCCGTTAATTTTTGTATTAGTAGATTCTGATCTTTCATCATACATTTCTGTGTTAGCATAAAAATTAGATGATAATGCATTCTGAAGTCTCTCAACCGGCTTTTCTAAACCTTGTCCTCCGATGAAACTAACTTGTAATGATACATTCGCAATCATTGGTTGTACACCAATTCCTTCGGGATTTAAATCCCATGTTGTTTCATCAAATGTAAAATTCACATCTCTTATCACTACTTTAGAGTGATAAAAATCACCAATTCTTAAAACACAAATTGGTGGTGGTCCAAAAGTCGAATTGGATGCGTTTATATCGGAACTCTTATTGTCCCCTTTAATTGGAATTGTGTCTCCCGGTCTTATGCATTGTTGTAAAAATGTAAGTCTAGAATTTAATCCTTCTGGTGTTGTTGAATGAAATCCAGGGTGAAAATATCTTAATTTTTCTCTAAGTGAATCAAATACAATAGGTGAATCATTTTCCAAAACTTTAAAATAATAACATTCTGAAAGTGTTTTCATGATGATTCTTTTCATAACATCAATTGGTGGTTTTTTTGCAATTTTTTCAATTGTAAATTTTCCATCTTCAACTATCGTTGTTTTTAATGAATTATTTTCTGGTAGTGAAGTTGGTACTGGTGATATTGTCTCTGATGTTGTATTATAACTTAGTCTAACTTGACTTACTCTACAATAGAAAGAAATAGGGGAAACAACATTTAATCTTGTGTATTTTTTAAAATCTCTATTTTTACAATCTGTGTCAACACCCGTCCCTGTTGAGTCTTCTCCGTAATTTTTTGATTTAACTATCAATTTTCCACCATTTATTTCCCACCCAAAATCTTTTAAATCATATTCTTGATTAATTTCAATTGGTGAATTTTTGTCAAGAGCATTAACTTCTTCTAATGTTTTCCATTTTATTGTTGGGGTTTTACCATTCGATATTTTAGTAAACATGTCTCTTATGACACTATGACTTCTTCTTAATGATAACTTTCTATTTAAATCGGGTGAGGCGATTGATGAGGTGCCTGAATCTATTTCTAATGTTATTGTTTGTACTGTTTTACCTGATAAATCATTTAATAATGTATTTGTTATTCCTGTGAATTTGTTATACTGTATTGATAAAGTATCAAAATAATCACCTAATTTTTGTTTTTGGTAATTAACAATATCACCGATAACTAAATCATCACTAGGAATTGCACCATAAAAATATGTTTTTAAATCTTGAATTCCACTAGAAGTGATGTCGGTTAATAAATTAGGTATTATTGAACCTAATTCATTTTTATAACTATCTTTTTTAGTAATATACGAATTATAAAGTTTTGAATAATCTAAATTAGATGTTACCGATGTTGTATCATCTTTAAATCCATTTGGTTGTGGATCATCATAATTTAGTCTTACACTAATATTTTTTTGTGACGAAGTGTTACTATTTTCATTTGGTATAACTGATACCTTATCATTATTTCCTGGATTATTATCAGTTACAGGTTGGACAAGTGTTTTATATTTTTTAATTTCTTCTTCAGTTTTTTTACCCGCGTTTAGATACTGAGTGATTAATTCCGCGTCACTCGCGTCTATTGTTGTGAATCTTCTAATTAAATCATAAAAATCTAGTTCTTCGCATCCAGCAAAAAATGCATTTATATAATTATCAGCTTCTTCATCCGACATGTTTTTAAAATATTCTCTGACTAATAAATTTAAAATACTTGGATGGTCAACAACAACTTTAAAACTTATTTGTCCTGACCTTGATGTATTTTGATATGTGTATATCGGTTCAGGTCTACCTAAGAATGTATTTTCTTCCCATTTAGCAGAATTACTTTCATTAACTTTTAAATCATATGGAGGAAACCACATAACTCTTCCACCATTTGGACCTCTCTCACAAAATGGTAAATCTAATACAGTGAATCCAGGTGTTGATGATGTTCTCCAAGCCAAGTTTTCAATTGAAAACATATATTTTTTAGCATAAAAACTATTTCCACTTGAGTCCACCCCAAACTTATAATCTTTATCAGAAATATTAGTTGAATTACCAAATCCTTTATTACCATTTGACATTGGCCCAATATTTAAGTTCCACGGATTTGACATTACGGATGATTCAAATTTTCTTAAGTTCATTCCTTTTTTCATTGTATCCGATAATGAAAAATATGGCCTGTCTTTTGTCCATGTTCTGCAATATTCAACACCACTCTCAACACCAAATTTATCTACGTATTTAACTGCAGATCCTCTAGATAAAAATGATTCACCTTCTTTAAAAACTCTAGATGTTTGATCAATAACATTACCAATATGTGTTCTTGCTTGCCCATCTTTTGGCATTGCATTTAAAATTGCTTGGGTATATCCTAATAAAGAATCTTCTCTAAATCCATATTTTGTTGATAATGAATCTTGAAGTTTTGAACTTTGTGAACTATACTGATCATTATTTGCTCCTAATTTATTTTTTGAATTTTGTCCTACCCAAGTTAATTTACCACTTATTTGTCCACCCTCACTAATATTGCTTCTTCTCTCAAATAATTGGGATTGTATTGGGTCAAATAATAAACTTAAATAGTAATTACTCCTTATAACTATACCGTTTGAATCGGTCATTACATCAATAACATCTACACCTCTATCATCGCCAATATATGACTTTCCTTTTGGTGCTTCCGTATCTAACAATGTTTTTATTCCTTGAGCAAATTGGTCGGCAAATGAAAATATTTTTGAAGATTGTTGTGATCTTGCGGTAGTTGTGTAATCAGGTGCGTAAGTTGATAATGATAATAAATTAAATAACTTTTGTTTTGGTCCACTACCCATATATTCGATAAACAAATCAGATGGTTTTCTTGTGGGTAATGGTCGTCTCTGTATTCCAATTAATGAACCTAATGCACCAGTCATATCTTGACCTATTGCACCTGCAGTACTATCCGGGACTGGTCTATAATTAATTGGATTTAATGGGTTGGTAAGATAATCCCCTGGTATTTGTGACATTGGTATATCAACACCAGTTATTCTTTCTATTAAATCGATAGCTTTACCAGGTGCGGTTTTTGCTACGGTTATTCTATTGTTAGATTCAATTAGTGGTTCTCTTCCACTAACGATATTTGTTGCAGTTGCGATGTTTCCAGTTAAAGCGTCTAATAATCTAAATCTACCAACAGTAGCCGCTTCTAAATTTTGTTGTATTCTAGCGAAAAAAGGTCCCCTTGAATTATTTTTTATATTATATGCTGCGAATTTAAATAATTCAGATTCATTTTCATATTTGTCATTCCCACCAATTATACCAATCATAGTGTGATTTGTATAATTAAAATATGGGTTACCACTATTATCGGAATATAACCTTAAATTATTTATTCTTGGAATTACTTGTAATTCGTCATATATCGTTACTTGTTCGGTTGGTTTATATGTATTTCCAAATAAACCCTTGTTTAAGTCGTCTTGTCTATTTGAATCTACTGATCCAGGGTCAGTATTTGATAAATTACTTAGATTTTGGTAAGTATATGTACTTTGAGATGAATTTTGAGGACCTTCAGGACTTTGTAGTGTTTTTCCTAAAATGAAATTCCTAAAACTTTTTGTATTATCGAAATCTAAATAACTTGGCATTATTTCTTATTTAATAATAAATAGATTGTAAGTAAAAATATTATCTAATTTGGTTTTTTTATCCTTGTTTTGTTTTTGTGTAAGAATTTGGGTTTTCCCAATCCACAAATAAATGTGGATATTTTTGCATCATTCGAGATATTTCATCTGCAGCGGGATCTGTTTTCCATATATATTCTACTTGTACTTTCTGTGTGCTGGTCTCCTTTGGGGTAGTTGACATGTTTGTTGTTGAGGTTTCTGTTTTTCTATATGTTTCTTCCGTAATTGTATTTTGTGGTTTAGAAACTTCTCCAATATTTGGCTCTTTAGTTACTTTTCCCATCAATTTATTTAATTCAGATTGAAAAAGAGTTTTAGTATCATTATCATCTGTTTTTAAATTTTGTATGTATTGTGTAGTTGATTTTAAAAAATCACCAATTTCAGTTGAACCTTCTTCAACATTTTTTGTAAACAAATCTTTAATAAGATTGAATCCAGTCAGTTCTGCTGCGGTTTCAGCTGCTTTTCCACCCGCGAGTCTCATAGATGCTGCGACAAAACTAAGATTTCTATTTATATTTTCAACTGCTGTGGCTTGACCTCTTATAATATCTCTTTCATCTTTTTTTTCTAAATCTTTTTTAAATTGTAATATTTTTTCTTTTTCGTTATCAGTTAAAGTGTCAAGTGCAACTTCGCTTCTTTTAAAATATGATTGAAGTGCGGTGCTTCCTCCAATATCTATTACCATTTTACCACCTTTCATTTGTGCAATATTTTTAATAAATTCCATGTCTTCTGGTTTTTCAAAAGTAAGACCTCTAGACATCAAATCATTTGTTGCAGCCATTCTTTCAGCCGCCGCTATTGCACCTTTATTTAAATCTTGATATGAAATACCTAGTTGTGATGCCATTTCTCTTGCCCTTCTAAGATTTACCCCAGCAATTTCAAATCTTTTTTGTTCTGAATTATATGTTGCTAATCCACCTGCGGCACCAATTAAAGCATCTTGTAATCCTTCAACATTATTAGTTGCCATATACATTAATTTAAGTGGATCATTAAAATCACCTATTGCCCCACCTAATACTTGTAAATTAGCTGTTAATTCAATTGCCCCTTCTGGATTCATAACTTTTTCTGCGATTGTGTAAACATTTTCTAAATTCATTCTAAATTGAGTAGATTTCTGAACCATTTCAGTTAGTCCTTTTATTCCATTTTTAAAACCATACTCGTTTAATTTACCCACATTATCCGATAAATCTTTAACTGTTTTTTTTGCTTGTAGTCCTAACAATAATGAACTATTACTAGCCTCTCTTATTGATTGAGTTGCATCTATTGCACCAACACCAATTTTTTCAAATTCGGGAAACATTGATACTAATGATTCTAATGAACCACCAAACAATTTAGTAACTTCTCCCATTTTATAAAATGAATCAGTACTCATTAAATTAAACTTACCTGTTTGGTCAATTAGGTTTACCGCGGATGATGCTAAATCCCCATAACCAATACCAATCCTTAATAATTCTGGTTGTACTTTAGTTATATTTTCTCTGTATTCTTCAGATAATTTACCGGTCATTCCGGCTTTAACATTTATTTCTTCTAATAATAATTTTTGATCATCAAGATATTGATTAAAATTATCAATTAGTTTTGCGTTCCATAATTCGGCTATTTGATTTTTCTTTTCTTCCTGACTTATATTTTGATTATTTATGTTTTGTATTTCCTTTAAAAGTGTAGATGATTTAACATATTCTTCCTGTACACTACGAAAATATCCCCCAGATTCTTCAGCCCTTAAAAAATCATACATTCCAGTTGTTGATCCTCCAGTATTACCTCTTGACTTATTACTTCCATAAGTCATCCAGGCTTTGTAAAGATTAGTCTTTTCCTTTGAGGTTAATTCTCTATTTTCTTTTTTTAATAAAGAATCTAGATTGCTTCGAAAATTAACTTCATTTCCACCTACAGCAGAAATCATCTTTCCAAACTGTTCTTGAGTAATATCGGCCATATTGATAAATATTATTTAATTTACTTTCCTTTAGATAATTCCATAAGAAAGTCAATATAGTACCTTCTAACATAGACTGGCATTGTCAATACATCATTATATGTAAATCCCCTTTTAATTAAAAAAAGAATTTCAGTAAGTTGATTTTTTTTATAATCCGTAGAAAGGGCGAAAAAACTCAACCCCAAATCCAATATTAAATTGGACTTCTTCTCCTGAAGGGGCGATTACTTTTCTACTAAAATCAATACTTGGTTTATTTTCTAATACATATTTTCTAAAATCTTGAGAGTCTTTGATTGGTAAATTTTGAATAAAATTATGTATACCCATAATATCCCTATTACCCTTAACAGACTTAATCATAAACTCAAGTTGTTTTGTTATAATAGGAGGAGCTCCGTTACCATTCCAATTAGTTTCAATTTCTTTAATTTCATTTTCTTGTTTTTGATTTAAAAACTTAAAAGTTATGTCTGATTTAGTTTTTTCCATAAAATACGGATATTCACCATTACTATCTGATTTTAAATTAAAATCTTTAAAACTTAATGTTGATAAATCTACCTTAACTGTAAAATCTTTACCTGTTCCGGGGTCGGTTAATGTTACAGTATATTCAGTACCAAATGATGTATTTCTTAGAAATATTAAAACCGCTCTTTTATCGTCCTCAACAATTTCATCAAATTGAATATCTCTATCTAATATTTTTCTTTTTAATAATTCAGGAATTACGTTATTTGACTGTATTAAATTAGGGGATGTTATTATATTCTCATCCGCCGCAGTTAAATACGCAACTCTTAATGATTTTTTATTATTTTGATAATGTATACCTCTACTAGGTAATTCAACAACATCATATGCAATTGACGGGTCTATTTTATATTCATCCATATTACCTATTATAATCAATAATTATCATAATGTAAATTTTAACTAAAAATAAAAAGGAGAATCCAAAATAGAATTCTACTTTTAATAAAATATATGAATATTTGTTAATAAACTAGTATACAACGATCCATTCTTAATGTTGCTTCAATTGTGGCCAAACCATCTTGATTGTAATCTAATGTCCCAAAATTTAAATCTGTTAAGAAACAACCTTGTATAATCCATTTTTCAACCACAACTCCTGTTGGGTCTAACATTTCCAATTCAACGTCTTTCTTATATCCCGCAGCATATCCCATTCTACCAGTAACTGATTCTGCGTGTAAACGGAACCATTCCATAAGGGCCTGTGATGCTGATGGACCAATTGGGTCTTTAAATGTAACCGAAATTGTGTCCCAGTTAAATCTACCCGCAACGAAGGTTGATGTGTTTAAAAAGGGAATTTCAACTGAATTTATCTTAGCACTTGGTCTTTTTGATGAGGTTACGTACCATTCGTTAATACCAAGACTTGATGGAAATCTAAGTATAAATCTATTTTGTCTTTTCGGTTCATACGGAACCGGCATTTTCATTAGTAAGTCTGCCATATTTATATTATATTTGTTTTTGTTTATTTTATTAATAAATATATGGTCATGGAAAAAAGTAAAGAAGAATTGAAAAAATTTATATTATCAGAAAATAAATCTGGATATAAAACAAAAAGAACTTTTTACAAAAAAAATTTACCTCTGGTATTAAAGGACATTGACGATTTTGTAATAAGTAATAAACTGGGGGAATTATCGTTTACTAATCAATTATACCATTACGTAAACGAATTAATCGAGATTCCGGAATGTCCGATTTGTAATAAAAAATTGAAGTTTAAAAGGTCTTTAAATGAGGGTTACGGTAAGTATTGTTCAATTAAATGTACCAATAAATCGGAATCACATATAAACAAATCTAAGTCCACTAATATTAAAAAATATGGGGGAGTGTCCCCAATGTCATCTTTATATGTTAGAGATAAAATATCAAAGACAAATTTAGACCGATATGGTGTTAAAAATATTTTTGAGAAAAAAGACTATATACAGTCTCAAATGGAAAAAAAATACGGTGAGAAGTTTTTTACCAAAACTGATGATTATCGAAAAAAGATGAAAATCAGATACGAAGAAAAATACAAAGATGTGAATATATCGAAAAATGATAGTGATATTATTTTTAATTGTCCGAATTGTGAAACCGTTTCTATTCATGATTATAACAGTTTTAACTATAGAACAAAACAAAATATTGACCTTTGTAAAACTTGCGTTCCACCGTATCAATCATCTATTGAATCTGAATTTGAAAACTTTTTAAATGAAATTGGGGTACCATATACAAGACACAATAGAACATTGATTGCACCCAAAGAAATTGATTTTTATCTAGAATCTTTGAATATTGGGTTTGAAATGAATGGTTTATATTATCATTCTGAAAAATTTTTGGATAATGACTACCACAAATCCAAATGGGAAAACTGTATTTCTAAAAAGATAAATTTGATTCAAATTTTTGAAGATGAATGGAAAAATAAAAAAGACATTATAAAAGAAATAGTTTTGAATAAAATTAATTCAAAAAGAGAATCAATTTATGGTAGAAAATGTCAAGTCCATTTAATAGATAATAACACATACAAGTACTTTGTTGAGAAATATCATATACAAGGATATTCCGCAGCAAAAATAAGATTGGGATTATTTTATGAAAATGAATTGGTACAAGTCATGTCTTTTTCTTCCAACCGAAAATCTCTTGGTTCACAAAGTATTGACGGAAATTATGAAATGATAAGACTTTGTAGTATATTAAAATATAGAATAATTGGTGGGGCAAATAAATTATTGAATTACTTTGAGAAGAATTTTAAACCCAATAAAATTACGACTTATTGTGACAATAGATATTTTAATGGTAAATCCTACATTGATATGGGATTTGAACTAGTTAAAATAACAAAACCTAATTATTTCTATATAAAGCAAAATGAAATAAAAAGGTATAATAGATTTAATTTTAGAAAAGATAGGTTAGTTAAATTGGGATTAGATATAAATTCAACTGAAAAAGAATTAATGTCTAAATTAGGTTATTTGAGAATATATGATGCGGGAAATAAAAAATTTGAAAAGAATTATTAATAGATACTTGATTTTGTCATTTTTTTTTTATATTTTTTCTATGCTAGTATATTCTAGAATATTATTACTAATAATATATAATAAATATATATAGCTAGTATAATACTAGTAAGGAATTTTTTAAAATTTAAAACCCCAACACTTTTTTAGAAACCAAACGGTTTATTTAAAAACCAAATGGTTAATTTTTATTAAATAAAAAACCCCCTGGGTTAAAGGGGGTTTTAGTTAAATAACTATGTTTTTCTTAAATATTCTCAAAAGATGCACCGGTAGGTGTGATAATGAATTCCACATCAATAAATTCTAGTGAGCGAGTAGGTTTGATATAAATCTTACCTCTAAGTGTATTTGCATCTATATCTTCTGGATCATTCGATACTGTTACACGGAAGTCAGTCAATCCTCTTTCTTTCTTAATTGATTCAAGAATAGGGTTAACTAATCTCAAGAATTCATTTCTAACCTGTTCGTCATTTTGTTCAAATAACAATCTAACTGCAACTGCTGAAATCAATTTTCTAGCTCTTAATAACAATCTTCTTACGTTAATTCTATCTAGAGCGGATTCTCTAACCTGTAAGGTTTTATTACCCCAGATAATTGTTCCAGTATCAGAGAATGTTGCAATTGGATTAATTCTATTTTTGTATAATTCATCTCTTTCATCCAATGTTAACTTCTTATATGCTTTTATTGAATTAACCAATCCTCTTGAGTATCCTGCCACAGCGAACCATGGATATGATACGTTATCAGTTAACGCAATGTTTTTAAGAACTTCACCAGTTGGAGGTAGATACAATTGAGTTGAGTTATCTGTATCACGAACTTGTATCCAAGGCCAGTATGTTGCTGAATAGTTTGAATCTATCGCCACATCATCTAAGCTAGCGACTATTTCAGAAGATGAAGTAAGATTCGGTGAGTTAATTATGTATAGAGAATCTGCTCTATCATTCTCAACCATATCAATTGCTTGTGCAACCAATGAACTATGGTCGAAGAAGTTAATACCTGGAGTAGAGAATATGTTAATATCAACTGCTTCAGGATTGGAGAATGTTGTAATTCCTTTTAGATATGAATAATAATCGGAGTTACCAACACTAGAACTGAAAACACCACCATTTGTAGTATGTCCACTTACATATATATTTTTTCCAAAAATATAACCATCACCATATGTTCTAACATCTCTGTATATATCCCATCCATCAAATCCACCTGCAACTGCGAATGTGAATTTTCTGTAATTAATGTTTGATAAATCACCTTTATTATCTCCTTCTAAATCATAAGAAGTAGTTTTAAATTGATAACCAGATGGAGTAGAACCAGTTATTGATTGTGCATTTACGGATAAATGGAAACCATATGATGAACCACCAGCATTCTTACCTTTAAATTTAAATAAATCAGAATCGAATTTGAATCCATCTTGACTAGATAAACCTAAAGATACTTTTCTAACTTTATCACCATTAGATGTTACAGGTGTTCCGTCTGATTCGTAATATATAGTATCACCTGCGGTAAAGTATTTTGTTTTGTAAAATAAACTACCTAAAGTTGAACCACTAAAATCATCGTTACTTGTAAATCCTTTAAAACCAGCTGGGAAAGCATCTATCGGGTGGTTATCTGACAATGTCAACATAATATACTTTGAACGTAATTCATATTCACCATCAGATGTACCAATTTTTCTTCCAACATATCCAGGTAATTCAGGATTCATCGTACATCTTGTAAATTTCTCTAATACAACGATGTTATCGTCAGTATCATTAAAATCACGAACGATTAAATCAAATTCTCCACTATCTAAATTGATATTTTGAATCATTATTTTGACTAAATTATTAGATGATTCACCATCTGAAATTGTTACGACTTGGAAAAGATCACTTACTTTACCACCCCTAACTTCAGAAACAACTATAGGAGATGCCGCAGTATCCCATTCACCAAGAAACTCGTCACCTTCTAAATTATATGATAAATCTAAACTTAAACCTCTAACAAGTCCTTGTTGAAAAGCATTTTTTAATAAGTTAGAATAACTTTCAAAAACATAAACAGGATAATCTGAATATGGTTTATCAAAAACCTCTGAACCTAGAACTTTTGTTATATATTTTGTTGAAGTGGTGTCCATTGAACATGTATATTCTTTCGCACCTCCTGTTAATCCTGTTACACTAACAACAAACTCACCTAATGGATTTGAACTCAAATCAAATCCAGATGCATTAGAAATCGATATGTTTGTGTTATTTTCAATTTCAAGTGTTAATGTTTCACCAACATATCTACCTCTAGATCTTAAAGATGCAATAACAATATTATCGTAATCGTTATTTGTTGTTGCGTCATAAAGATATTGTGTAACATCAAAAGACACTCCATTCCAAACAAATAGATAAGAATAAACACCAACTACCGTTTGACCAGAAAGTGATACAAATGTATTGTACCATTCTTTACCGTTATTGTTATCGACATTCAATTTTCCAGTGAAAGGTGAAACAACTTCAGTTCCTGTTAAACCCGATATTTCCATATCATCAACATAACCGATTACAAACCAATTATTAGTTTCACCTGTGGTATAACCACTAAAAGTATAAACCATATAATCAGTTATTGAAGTCCCATCATATGATGTCTTACCTGATAAATCCGGGTAAAATGTACTTCCTGTAATTCCACTACTTGTTGGATCCAAAGAATCTGTAGTTGTATCATATGAAGTAGTATCAACAACAACCCCACCTAGTGTTTTAATTCCATATGATTTATATGGTTTATAACCAGTTAAACCAAGAATTCTTGTTATAAATAATTGATTAGATTCTTGTAGATATGATTTCGCAAAATAGGGTAATTCATATTTAGGATTACCGTTTCCATCTTTACTCGGAGACGTATTACCAAAGTATGTCCTAAATTCATCAAAACTACCAATTAAAATTGGTTCAAATGCGGGACCTTTTAAAGTCTCACCCACTAAACCTAATGTTGTAACCCCAACGCTTTGAGCTACAAATGTTAAATCTTTTTCTGATGTGTATACACCAGGCGACACGAAAACTCTGTTTGAATTTGCCATTGATTAATATTTTTTAGTTAAAATTTTATTTCTTTCATATAAATATCATTTATTTTACCAAAGATTTCACAATAAATTTAATATTAGATATTTATTTATCTAAAAGTATCTTTTAATATCTATGGACAATAAAATCAAAAAAAAGAATATAAAAATAAGTGAAAAACATCACGAAATACTAAAAGAGTACTGTGATAAAAACGGTCTTAAAGTATACCGAGTTGTTGAGAAATGGATAGATGAGTTTTGTAAATTAAAGAAAAGAGATATATATGGTGACTAATAAAGATATGTCACCCCGATTTTAGAACCAAGAACAGGTGCAGAAGTTAGACTAACTTCATTAGTTCCAGTAATATTATAATCAGAACCCTCTTCTTGTGGTAAACCATTTATATCAAAAGAAATAACATCACTTATCGGATTATTAACATGAAACGATAAAGATGAACCATTATATACAAAATATTGATTAGCCAAATAAACAGGATTACCAAATGAATTAATAAGATAATTGTTCTTCTTACCTTTATAATATTTTATGGTAACTATTGAATTTACATATGGAGGAGTAACAAATGTTATTCTAGATGTATTTGACACGTGGTAATAATCAATATCCCTTTCTTGTAATAAACCATTTATCGTTACACCAAACAGTACATTTATACTTTCACCAACAGAAAAAACCGTCTGAACACCATCACCAGTAAAACTTACAATTGTAATATTAATACTTTTGTTCACATATTGTTTTGTAAATGTTTCAGTTTCCGCAATTTCAGTAGTTATAAAAGTTCTACTTATCGCGGGTTTAATCTCAAATTCTTCACTATCAATTAGGAATCCAAGCATAGTAAATTTATAATTTTGCATATAAAATCTACGGCCATCTAAAGTATCCATAGGAGTATTATCATCTATAGTTTCTAAAATTATTGGTATGTAATGACCTTTAACGATAGTGTAAGCTTGTCTTGATGAAAATTTCTGTAAAACAATTTTATTAAATTTATTTAAATCCCTAAATTTTGTACAAACAATTGAAACTTCAAAACTTATATCAATTGCAACTGGTTGGGGTATCTTGTATATGTCCGCCCCTAACTGAGTTCCGTTCCATACAGGTACCGACGCATAATAAAATGTACTTCTATCAGGTATTGTTCTTTGAGTAACAGGATGAGTTCCCGGCTGAACATCGGGTCTTCTTATTATTGAAATAAAAGGTAATTTAACATTACCATCCTCATCAGAAAATTGCCAGTTATTTGTGAATTCACCCCATCTTTGTACTGTTAATATTTTTGGAATTACGGGAATTTGTTCACCATCGGATATAACAACAAAATTTTTCTTAACAAACTCCAACATACCCAAATCTAAATCATCATGTAAAATAGAATCTGGTAGGAAAGAATCTGATTTGGTTATTTGGTCCAATAATTCTTGTCTTCTATCCATTGATTGTTTTCCTAGATAGGTTTCACTAGTACCATAAACATTAATATTATTTTTTCTTTTCGGTAATCCCATATTAAATTCCTCTAAATGTTGTTTCTTGTACATATGAACAAGAAAGCGTTCTATAATGTGGTTTATAACCAAACATTTTATGTTTATTATCAGAAACTACTTTACCATCATTAGTTACACTATAAAATCTAACTCTGTTTTCTGTATCAGGATACCCAATAAAATCACCATATTTTATATCAATATTCAATTCTTCTAAATGTTTTATATATACAGAAAAATTTAAATTACCAGGTTCGTTGTACCTAACCAACCCATTTTTATATGAACTATTTTTAGGTTCGTCAATTTTTACTAATGCATTAAATTCAATTGGTGGGAAAAACTTAATTTCATCTTTACCAACTTCAGCGTATACTGAATCAATGTCTGTTTTACTACTATCCACACGATAAAGGACCAATTTCATGTTTATATCCCCATGAAGATATTCTTGACCCATTGTGACATTTATGTCAAAATCATCTTGTGAAAAGAATTTTGATAATCTAGTAATTGGTAGCCTCTTATCCATACCTATATAAATAGTTTAGTTTTATGTTCTATTTATTTATATTTTATATATTATGGAAACTAAAATTCCCGAAATTGAGGCTAGAAATATTTTATTAAATTATGAGGGGTCAAATAATCAATTATTGGATTGGAAAAGAAAATTTACAGATATAAGAAATTTTAAATTAACAAGGTCACAAGCTGATTATGTTTTAAAATATCATAATATCACACCAAAAGTCGCTAAAAAATACTTAAAAATAGTTGAATCATTTGGTGAAAAAATAATGGAAGATAAACTTTTACCTAAAGCACCAGATAAGATATGGTGTGAAAAATTATTATGTGAAACAGAAAAAGCATATCATTTATGGGGTAAAATTTTAGATTCCGAACAAAATCACCCTATATGGGTACCTAAAACGGCCATTTTACAAGAAGAAAAAAAACTAAATAGAGTTATTGATTACTCTCCTTATCATAAAAGACCTCCGATGGAACATCAAAAAGTTGCTGTCGAAAAATTATTAGCTAATGATAAATTTATTTTAGCTGATGACATGGGGCTGGGAAAAACTACCTCCGCAGTTATAGCATCATTAGAAAGTGGGGCTAAAAAAGTATTAATTGTATGTCCAGCATCATTAAAGATAAATTGGGAACGTGAAATAAAAAATTACACAGATAGAAAAATATTAATTGTTGAGGGTAGAAGATGGGGGTCAACATTTGATTTTTATATTATAAATTATGACATTATAAAAAATTACCATTCGACCGATAAAAGTGAAGATAGTGACGATTATAAATTATTGGTCGCGGGATTTGATTTGGCAATAGTTGACGAAGCACATTACATATCTAACACCACCGCCAATAGAACCAGATTATTAAATGATGTATTGGAAAAAATACCAAAAGTTTGGTTATTAACTGGAACACCAATGACATCTCGACCAATCAATTATTTTAATTTATTAAAAATTGTAAATTCTCCATTGACATTAAATTGGCAAGGTTATGTTAGAAGATATTGTGCGGGTTATCAATTTAGGGTTGGTGGTAGAAAAGTATGGAACACTAGCGGCGCTAGTAATTTAGACGAATTGAGGGAAAGAACTAAAAATTTGGTTTTAAGAAGAATGAAAACTGATATATTAGATTTACCCGAAAAATTAATAACTCCAGTCTTCCTTGAATTAAAAAGTACTTTTTATGATGAAGAATTAGAGGAATTTATGAGAATAACTAAAGAAAATAAAGATAAAGAAAGTATAAGTGTGACAATAAATCGTTTAATGAAAATTAGACAACTTATCGCAATAGAAAAAGTACCATATACTTGTGAACTAATTGATAAGTTCATTGAACAAGGTAAAAAAGTAATTGTTTTTACAAATTTTACATCAAGTTTAGATATGATACACGAAAAATACAAAAAGAAATCGGTTGTATTGGACGGACGAATGTCAAAAGATAAAAGACAAGAAAGTGTTGACAGATTTCAAAATGAAGATAAGATTAAAATTTTTATATCTAACATTGTTGCCGGTGGTGTAGGTATCACGTTAACCGCAGCAGAAACTGTTATTATGAATGATTTATCTTTTGTTCCTGCCCATCATTCACAAGCGGAAGATAGAGCATATCGATATGGACAAAAAAATAATGTATTAGTTTATTATCCAGTTTTTGAAAATACTGTTGAGATGATTGTTTATAATATACTACAAAAGAAAAAGAATATAATCGACCAAGTTATGGGTGACGGTGAATATTCAGAATCGTTCAGTAAAGATTTAATTAAATCTCTCTTTTAATTTTTCTAATTGTTCTTTTAAAAGAAGGTTTATATCTTCATCACTATTTTCTATGAAGTTTATGTTAATAACTTTTGTTTCAGGATTGTAAGTTACCCCATTTTTTTCACCTTCTTTTGTTATTTCTAAAGTTAAACCTTGCTTCTCAACAAGAGCCATAATTTCTTTAAGATGCTCAAACATGTCTATTATTTTTATTTCTTTTATAATGTTATTTATAGGAAAATACCATTTATGTTTTATTTTGTATCCATTATACTTATTTTTCATAAGAATAATATTTTCGGGGGATACAATTATAAAATAGTCACATTTTGATTTTGCACTAAAATTACCCGTTGTAACCACATTATTTTCAACTATACGATATCTATCAAATTTTATTTGACATTTTTCCTCTTTATCTTCATAATGTATCCACAAATCGGCGCCTTCAGATATATCTCTTGGGTCACCTAATCCAGTTGAATATTCTTTTATACAATTATTAAAAAAATGATGATCATAAATCTCAAAAATCCTTTCCGCGGTATCTCCTTTAATCATTTGTTCTCTACAAATGTTATTTGTTTCATCACAAACTTTATTTCCACGAACAAACCATTCATTAGAATTTTCATCAATAATCCATAAAAGAGTTTGTAATTTTTTATACGCGAGATTTACATCATTCTCCCAACTATCATCAATATAAATTTTATCTGTTGATATCTCCTTACCGTTACGGAGTTTAAATGTTTTGTTACCTTTTCTCCTTAACTTTTCTAAAAACTTGTTACAATACACAAATAAATTACGTTGACCAGACCTATTCGTATTCCACGTATTTTCCCTTCCCCAACGACCGTTAAAAACAACCCCCATTTGAATGGAGTTAGATTTTGGATGAGGATTTTGTCTCCAATTACCTAAAGGTTCATGAACCTTCTTCATAATATGGTTTATTGTATCAGAAACCCTCAAATAGAAAGTTTTACCCTCATATTCGTAATATAATAGGGATTGATACGTATCAAGGTTTATCGCGTCATATCCTATATTTAACCTACTTAATACATCTGTCGATAACATGTTTAGAATATATCGATATTTTTTTTAAATTCATAATAACATGACAGATATTTATATTGCATGAGCACAATTATTACACAAGAAGATAAAGATAAACTATATACCCAAATTTTCCATGTTTTGGGTATGCCAGTCCGTGGTATAGAACTCACGGAAGAACAAATGGATACATTCTTAGAACTTTCCTTATCTGAATACGAACAATATGTTAGTGATTGGTTGATTGAATCACAATGGTCTTCTTTGATTGGAATTGATGTGGATACACAGTCTCTTTCTAGGGCATTTACAACAAGAAGTTTGGATTATGAAACACAAATAACACATTCATATTCTAAAATAGTTGGTTTACAAGCTGGTGGTAATAGTGAACTTAAAAAAGACTTTTTCACATTGAGTGGAGGAACACAGGTTTATTCGATTCCCGCAGGAAGAGAAATAAATGAATTATTATGGTTTACTAGAGCAGAATTAACAGACTCAATAGTTGACCCATTTTTAGGCGGTTTTGGAGGTCTTGGAGGTGTTGGATTTGGTGGTGTAGGTGGTTTTGCTCAGGTTGGTACTTCAGGTTCATATTTTATGTTACCCGCATTCGATTTATTATTAAGAATGCAAGATAGAAGTATTAAAAACAGATTAATTGGTGGTGAATTAACTTATAGAATTACTGCGGGTCCTAATGGAACAAAACTTGTACACTTATATAACGTTCCAGGTGGTAGATTTGATTTTGGTTCGATATCACAAAATAATTACAAAGTTTGGTATTGGTATTATGAAACCACATCAAATAGGGATGAATGTTTAGAACAAAATAAAGATATTGTTAAACTACCATCAGATGTTGACACAATGCCATTGACGTGGGGTGATTTAAATAAACCATCACAAAACTGGGTAAGAAAATGTCTTATAGCCTATTCTAAAGAAGGATTGGCAAGAATATGGGGTAAATTTTCGGGCGAATTACAAGTACCTGATAGTACAGTTAAATTAGATTATTCTACTTTATTAACTGAAGCTAAAGATGAAAAATTAAAATTAATTGAAGAATTAATGGCAAGACTAGAAAGACTAAGACCAGACAAGATGATAGAAAGAAAGAAAATGGAAGCAGAAAACTTGAATGGAGCTCTTAAGTACAGACCAATGATTTCACCAATTAATGTGATTTAAGATTCCACAGCGTGTAGAGCATAATCGTTACCATTCGTTTCTATTATCTCTTCATCTTCATTATTCTTAATACTATTTGCCTGGAAAGAAACAACTTTTCTATTTTGTTCAACCCAATATTGGTCAACTAAATTTATACTGTCCTCAACATACATGAAGAATGGGTCTCTACCAACTCTATTCCAAAACAAAACCTCACTATCAGATAAAGTCATAACTTCCTCAAATTTATCTTGACCTTCTTCTTTTAAAGGATAACCACTAGTTAATTCACATTGTTTTTTTGTAAAGAATTGTCTCTCACTCGGATTCTCAATTAAGATGTCTTCTCTTATCTCAGGTTTAAACACAACCAATAATGGTTCAATACGTTTATTGAAATTTGATAAGTAACGAGCAACATTATAATCACCAGTCATATCAGGATTATTTTGTATATCTTTTTCTGATATCATATAACAATTAACATTCAAAACATAATAATCTGAAGGCATACGACGACCATTTTTTATAAAGTATTCTTCAGTTTCTTTTTTTGTCCATTTCGACTTTCTTTCAACATCACCAGAAGTTTTTTTAGTACCATTATTAATGTAATATATTGTTTCACCTAATGTCGCAGGATAATCATTCATAATAATTAATTCCATATGTGCTTGTCTTGACATTAAGGAACCTGATTTTGTTGTTTTCTTTATATGCTTTTTATACTCTTCGATACTTTGTTTTACTCTAGATTTATTTGCAATCTTTGAGAGTGGTATCTGTTTATTATAAATCTTTTCAACATAGGAATAATATAACTCAAGAAATGAATGACCATCACCATCTAAAAGATACTTTAAACCTTCATCTAAAAATTCGACAATATACTGTTGTAATTTTTTAGATTTAATGGTATTTCCTGTAAGTTTAATTTTTTCCTTACCTTTTTTCACCATTTTAATGATATAATTTTTTCTTGAAACATTTATACAGGCGTTTGCAACATAGTCAATATCCAAACCCATTTCATTTCTCATGAAAATATCATTAAATTCTGCAGTATCCGCCGGTATTCCTTTATATTCTTTACCCTTCTCAACTAATTCATTTAAACCTTTACCAATATATGTGTGACTCTCTATATCCTCAGGTGTTTCAAAGTTTACACCGTCAGTGTCCATTACGAGTGGTTTATATCCTTTTTTGATAAAGAACATAATCATCATACGAAGACATTGACGACCAACACATGTAATCGTTTCACCCATATTCATATCACCCCACGGAAAAACTTGTGGAGCTGATAAAGAACCAAAGTACGCGTTAATGAATATTTTTATCGGTAACTGTTTACGGTCATACATTTCAGATAACTGAGGGTTTGTCTTCTCATGTTGTTCCTTTAATCTCTTATATTGTATACGAATGTTACGGAAATACTTCAACATCGATTTCTGTACACCCATAACATCACATTCAGGAAATACATCATAAACTAATTGTATTGATGGGTATAGAGAAGCGTAGTCAAACTTAACAATGTTCTTTGCGTAACCAACATTAAGTAATCTTGACAACCCACCCGTAATTGCTCTTTTCTCATCCTTTGCAGGAATTGCTAAATTATTCTCATAAGACCAAGCCAACATTATTATTTTCCATAATGTTGCGGTTCCCATTGTTGCAATTCTTTCATAAGTCGTCGGAACAAGTTTTGACAATAAGAAAGTTGATTGACTAAAAGAATCGTCAACGACCATAGTCTCAAATAAGTCGTCATCCAAATACTGTTCCACAATTTTACGACCTGTCCATATTTGGAATTTCCCTGGATATTTTTCTAATAATTCTTCGGTACCAGGTTCACCAATTTTTTTATAATTACCAGTTTTAGGATTAACATAGTAACTTTCATTATCTAGATAAATTTTAGATATGTATGCACCATCCACATAAACTCGATTTGGTTTTTCTTTTTCCAAATATTTCGTTATGTATTTTAATCCCCACGATTTTATTTCTGAATTTATAGCTTGTGCTCTACGAACCGAATGGGCAATATCAATAATATTGAATCCCCAGATAATATGTTGAGTGTAAGGCTCAATTTCATTTGCCAATTTTAACATCCCCTCTTTTTCTTTCATTCCGTGTGATGTAAATATTGAAGTTAAAGAACCCACATTTACACCCAAAATTTCGGCACGTTTTAATATAAATGGCCAGTCAAATGATGCCGAATTATAACCCCCAATAATTGTTGGTTTTAAATCTCGGATATATCCAAAAAATTCTTCAATACATTTCTTTTCACCATCTTCACCAAATGCCGATATGGTTTTTTGTAAACCACGATTATCCTTTACCCCAATTAAAATAATATTATTTGTTTCAGGATTTAAACCAGTGGTTTCAATGTCAAACACAAATCGATAAACACCAGAATAATCATCAATACCCTTAAATAATCTTTTTTTCTTTTGAACTAAGTATTGCTCCACAGGAGACAATACAGTAAAATATTGTTTAGTTTTCTCACCCCACGGGTCTAATCCACCAAATCGGAAAAAATTAATTAATTCACCATACCCTTTTATGCTCTTAACTAAATAAGGCATACCCATTTCAAGTCTTTCATTTCCGTGAGTATCTAACTTATCAATTAAAATACCAAATTCGGCCATTTTTTTCTTCTGCAACATCTTTGAATTGTTATAGAAGTTTAATCCAGACAAATCGGTAACCCACAAAAAAGGAGTTAATGTATCCTCTTTGACTATTTTTCCCTTTTCTGGGTCTTGAATTATTTTAAAGATTTTATTACTTTGGTAGTCATACTCAACACCAACAATGAATTCCTCAGAATCCCCTCCATTCAAGAAACTTTCAATTATTTCTTGAGAAATAATATTTTCCATAATTTTTTTTTAGGTTGACAAATTATCTTGTGTGTCAAACACAATTAGTCTTTATACCCACTAATATAATAAAAAAAATGGTGACCGTCAAATTATGTTAATAAATAATTTTTCCTTGATTGGAACAATTAATTTATTCGTTGGATTTGATAAATTATCTAAAAATTGTATTGTTATTATTCCCTCGTATCTACCTTTAACTGAGGTATTTGATTCTGTAAACCTATAAATTATGTAATATTCTTCAGTTGTATTATTAAATTTTTTTGTTCTAGTTGTAATATCACAAATTCCATTTAATATGTGATATTCTTGTGTTTTTACATCAAACATTTCAAATTTTATATCAGAATTTTCTAATAAATCATTAAATGATGATTTATCATTTTTTCCATCGTCAATTAGCCTCATTTTTAAAATTGGGTCAGTTGCACCTTGTCTAATAAAAAATTCCATATATTATAAATATTAGATTGTTAAAAAGGAGTCGAATCAATAAATGCCGCGGTTCCACTATTTGTAACTGTTTTATTCAAACCACTAGAATCCGTTAAGAATGAAGCGGAATCGGTTACTTTCAATAATAATTTAGTTTCCGCGGTACTAGATAATGGTTGAGTTGGTATTGTTAATGTTGTTCCCGAATATAATCCGACTCCCTTAATAAATCTAAAATTTGTTAAATATCCAGACCAATTATCCCCTGTTGGGGTTGCGGGATCCTCACAACCAATATAAAACGATGATGTACTATCTGTTATATTTGATGAATTTGCACCTGTAGCAACTCTAGTACCATTAAAATATATGTGCATGGTACTTGAAACTCTTGATATTGCGGCGTGATACCACGCATTATTATTATTTGTAATTGATGGAGAAAAAACTCTAGTACCATTTAAATATACGTTCATTCCTTTACCCCCCGATTTAATTGATGCTGATAAATTATCCACAGTGCCTAAATCAAAAATAAAGTTTTCAGTACCACTATTTGTTTGATATTGAAACCACTCAATAGTAAAATCACCAGTACCAACCGCCCAATCCGAACTTGCCGATAATGTCAAATAAGAGGTGCCACCAAGATTAATAGCCCCTCCAGTTACATTTGGACTAGGACTAGGAGTTAAACTAGGAGTTCTAGAAGGTGTTAAACTAGGAGTAATAGATGGTGTTAAACTAGGACTTATACTGATACTAGGAGTTAAACTAGGGGTTCTAGAAGGAGTAATACTAGGAGTTAAACTAGGGGTTCTAGAAGGAGTAATACTAGGACTTATACTGATAGTAGGACTAATACTAGGAGTAATAGATGGACTAATGCTAGGAGTCATACTAGGACTTATACTAGGAGTAATAGATGGACTAATGCTAGGAGTCATACTAGGACTTATACTAGGAGTAATAGATGGACTAATG